TTATCTTCCATAATCTTTCTGTTTTTGATAGGCACGACTGAAAACGCTTTCAAGCCTTGCCCGATGATTATTCAATCTTTGCGACCAGTCTTGCAACTGAGCCAGCGTTGGGCGAGAAGCCAGCAGCCCATCCACCTCGGAAGGTGAGAGAACTGGTAAATATTTCTCGTAGGCGAGAAGGTAATCAATTCGGCACATTCGGCATAACTAACATTACAAGGATATATCCGAGAACAGCAGCAAAGCCAAAGTATAGATAAATCTTTGCTATCTTCTCGTTTCTTGCTATTATGTAATCATCAGCTTCAACCTCAACCTTGCGCCTAGTCAATTGATGCCCATCGTATCGTTCCCCTCTCTTGTAGCGACCATCAGCGACATAGACCGCCTGCGATGTATACTGCCAGCCATAGGCGGTATGTTTATTTTTCAGCTTTCTGTAGCCAACAATCAGCAGGATAACTCCACCGATGATACTAAACATGAAACCAACGAAACCCCAAAACCAAGCAGCACCAACAGAAGGGACTATCGGCTGGATTCCTTCATCCTCTACCTTTCCAACGCTGGAAACACGACCAGCACCGCCAGCGGAAACATTTCTGTGCGGAATAGAGTGAGCATCGCCATAGATGTTATTGCTGACAACACGACCAGCATCCCTTCCTACCTGATTGACAGCAGAGCGAATGAAACCCTTTGCCAGTCCATTAATGAAACTTCCCATACGCTATTTATTTAAATGATTTATATTTCTTTCGTAGAACTCATTCCAAGCCTTTTTCTTGATGAAGATGAAGAAGAGAAGCAGCCCTAGGGCGACCATCAGCAGATGGAGCGGATGGCACAAGACACCGAACCCGAAGGAACGCTGGAAGTCGATGCAGAACGAAATCAGCACTCTGTAGGTAGAGAACGCCCGATGCACCCAGCAGAACCCATAGGCTAGACTGACGATGATCCAGGCGATGAAGCCGAAGAGCGAGTAGTCGAATATCCACTCCGTGAGTTTTACCCGAATGCCGAACGAGAGCAGGGTGCAGTGCACCAGCATCACAAACGCACCCACTGGAGGGATAATGCCTATTATCAACCTGCTGGCTTTCCATAGCCAGCTTTTACCGAGAGCGGCAAGAAGAACCTTCTCCTTCCGCTCTATGAAATCCTCATCTTTCATCGTTACTTAGAATTTTAGTTGATATTGTACCTGGGCGAGAACTAAAGTTCACGCAGCCATTTCTGACCCGATTTAGTCTTAGACCAAATTACGAGACTGGTGCCGATAACCGCACCTATGAACATAAATAAAGTTGCTAGTTCCATAATCTAAACATTTGAATTATTATACTTCATTACATTATTAGCGAAATAAGCGAAGGCGAATGACGCTATGACACCGAAGGCAATAAAAAGGATATTATACAATCCTATCTCATCGCCAGTAATCAATGGTGAGAACCCACCAATGCCCGTTCCGCTTATAAACAGATTGGAGACACCGTACAGATACGTTGCAAGCAGCGTCCTGCGGTCGTGCTCTTTAATTAACTTACTGACCATACCTTATAATTCACGCAGCCACTTCTGACCTTTCTTTGATTTCAAGAAAATACCGAATGCAATGGTCATTCCCAATGCCATCACGTTAAATAACAAAAAAGCATCCATAGGCTAAAGCAAGTTATTTTGTCTAAGCCATTTTTTGCCGTTTCCAGTGAGACAGAATGCGAGGAACACCATACAAGGTACTCCCACGAACAAGAAAGCTAAATATACTCCCATAATTTATTTCTCCTTTTCCTTTTTGCCCTTTCCATCCTTTTTGTTGCTGAGTATGAGACCCACGACCAGGCAGAGGAAGGCTAGGGCGATTCCAACTATATAAATTAATACTTTATCCTCGAAATCCTTGAATAGCGAACTAATCACGACACCAGTCAAGATGTATTTCGACACATCAACGAAGTACGAGCCTAATTTTTCTATCCACATTGCGCTGCAAAGTTACTAAATTATTTCTGTCCCACAATGGCAAGCAGTGTTTTTACTTGACTTTGCAAGAACTCATTCTGTTCTCGCAGCAGTTTATTCTCAGCAGCCAAGGCTGCATCACTACCAAGCGACTGGGAAACGTTTGAACCAGTAATACCTGCACCGACATCGGCAGTACTGGCGACCGTAGGGGAGAACATTGGTTCAATACCATTTTCCAGCCAGTCAACCGAGACGTGCAGGGCATTGGCGATTTTGTAAATTACACGGTCTGAAAAACTTGCTTTCCCATTTATGGAGCGAGATAGATTTCCTGTATCAATACCAGCCATTGTCGCCATTTTATTGACTGACATTCCACTTCTTTTACGAAGAATCTCAACTCGCTTCGCTATTTCTGAATTATTGTATTCTTTTGTAGCCATACATAACTATATTTTAAATATTTGTAAATAACAATAAAAATACATTAAAACATTATGTATATTGTTGTATATTACAAAATGTTTTTGTATTTTTGCACTCGATTTTAGAAACGAGTTTAAAAACTCATTTGCAAAGATAAAGAAAATAATTGTAAAATACAAATAAAATGGGAGAAAATTTTAATTATGATTTTCGGACACCGTTGCAGAAGCAGCAGGACGAACGAAAGAAGAACATCATAGCGATGTTTGCAGATTTCCGAGCAAAGGCACCTGCCGAGACCTCAGACAGCAGAATAATGCTCGCAGTTTCACAGCGTGTTGGTTGCACCCAGCAGAACGTGCGTGTTATCCTCATTAAGGCTGGATTGATAACACCAAAGAAGAGACGTGCAGCCGTGCGCAAATAATCAAGTAGAACCATTTAAACATTCAGAGCGTATGAAGAAGTTTATCGAGATTATCACAAGTGACGAAGTATTATCCCTGGCAGTTGCCATCGTATTAGTAACTTTAATTTTTTGGAGGGCTTAGTTATGACGAACGAAGAACCAAAGGTAGCTGACGCAGGCAGATACACCATAACAGAGACCTGCAAGGTGCTGGGCATCAATCGCAACACCCTTCGCAGATGGTTGCAGGCTGGTAAGATGAAGGTCAAATTCCGCAGAATCGACAACCGCAAGGTTATCGAGGGTGCAGAAATCAAGAGAGCGTGGAGGGTTGCCCTATGATGCAGGCATACAAGAAAGCGAAGCAGCTAACAGCGAAGTGGGAGCAGGAGCGAAAGGACAGCAAGCGACTGGCAACCATGAAGGAAGCTGAAAGACGCATTCAGGTAAGGGAGTTCGACAACATGCTTTGTCTTTCACTGGACGGAATACCGGTGCTCCCGATGAGCGAGTTCAACAAGCAGACGCTTGCGGACGCACGTCTGACATTCTTCAACTATCTAAACAGACAATAATATGGTACCGGGAATTATCGAGGAGTGCAGAAGTAAAATGTACGATGCCATCTGGCTTGAGTTAGATCGTGATCCGCAGCGAACAGCGGTTGCAAGGATAGACATCAAGACCAAGGCAGGCGGCATCTGTGTATGGTGCGACAGAACCGGGAACGTTGCGGTCGTGACGCACAAAAACAACAACAACGACAGCGAGCGTCTGGAGGAAGCTATCGAGGGCTGCGTTGATTATCAAGACGTGATGGACGACTGGCTGGAGGAGAATAGCCAATACGCAGTCCAAGACCCGATGGACGCCTTCGAGGAAAGCAGGCTCGACAGCCTTATGGCTCAACTGTTTTGACCACATAAATTTTTGCTTAGTTTATATGCTGAAACCCCTGCAGCGGCAGGGCAAAGGGCGCACGCAAAACTCATTTTTCAAGGTTATCTAAAATTAGTTGTTTTTACCATGTAATATGCGGAAACGACAGCGTGCGCCCTGCAACGGAAGGGCATCCACCAGCAGCAGGCAAGGGTGGCATAGCAATCAACTGGGGTTCGAATCCCCAGCCTTCCACTAGAGTTAATTAAAAGATTATGTTGAACAATAAAAAGAACGAATTATGGAAAATGAAATTATTCAAGTAAGCGGTGGAGAAATGCTGGAAGCTATCAACCGCTCGGAGATTGACGGACAGATTGCCACTGCGCACAAGTTCCCTCGAGACATCATGCAGTGCAAGCAGAATATGGCAGCATTGGCAGCGATGGACGATGATGTAGCATACAACTGCTTCTACCACCTAGAGCGCAAGGGCAAGGATGGTCAGGTATCGGTTATTGAGGGTCCTAGCGTGAGATTTACAGAAATTATTTCTGCATGTTGGAAGAACCTGCGCATCGCGGGTCGCATCATCGCAAACGATGGAAAGACCATCACGGCACAAGGCGTCTGCCACGACCTCGAGAGCAACGTTGCCTACTCTGTCGAAGTGAAGCGAAGCATTCTGACCTCGAAGGGGCACACCTTCTCGCAGGACATGCAGGTGGTAGTTGGCAATGCAGCCGTGTCGATCGCCCAGCGTAACGCAATCTGCAAGGTCGTGCCGCAGGTATTGATTGCAAGCGTAGTGAAGGAAGTGCAGGCAAAGGCACTGGAACACATCAAGCAGACTGGCGTACAGAGCCAGTGGAAGAGCTGCGTAGCCTGCTTCCAAGTGTACCAGGTAACAGACCTCATGCTGCTGGAATACCTGGGCAAGAAATCAGCCGAGGAAGTCACGGCAGAGGATATTCAGAAGCTGGCCGGTGTGTACAACGCCATCAAGGAAGGTACGACCACAGTAGAGGAGAGCTTTAAGAAGCCGAAGCAGCAGGAAGCAATCGCACAGCAGGCGCAGGCAGCAGCCGAGAGCGCACAGAAGAAGGCAGAGAAGGCAATGAGCCGCAGCCAAGGCAAGACTGGCACAGCAGCGAAGAAGTAGTTTAGTTTATAATGTTATAGCGTTTGCCCGAACCGCCACGGCACAACCTATGGGGTGGGCTCCCATCATAACCTACCAAGGGAAGCCATGGCAACTATTAAACATTCAGTAAAAAATTATGGCAGAAAAAGAAAAACAATCAGAACACAAGAGCACCATCGACAAGTACTTTAGGAGAACCGCAGATGGTTTCAAGGCATGGGCAGAAGAAAACAAGGAGGAGAGAAACTTCTTGCAGATAGCAGCTGAGACAACTGGAGATGAAGATGAAGAAGGACACCAAGGCTTCGATTTCCATATTGCTTATATCTGCAAGCCTAACTTAATCGCAAGCGGAATCGCTCAGACAATGCAGAAGGACGAATTCCTTCGCAAGCTCATTATTGAAGCAGCAAGAAGATTCCTTATCACTAACGAAAGAAAAATGAAAGACAATGAAACAAGTAATTAAATACAAGAACAGAGAGGAGTGGTTGCAGAACCGCTCAAAGGGAATAGGCGCATCAGAGGCAGGCACAGTACTGGGACTGAACCCATGGGAGACCCCATACCAGCTGTGGAGACGCAAGAAGGGTATCGAACCACCAAAGGTTGAGAACTTTGCGATGGTTGCAGGACACCTGCTTGAGGATGCCGTGGCGCAGTTCTACAAGAGAGAGAGCCACTGCCACATCATCAAGGCGAGCACGGACGACTACACCATCACGAACACAGATACTCCTTATCTGAGAGTATCTCCTGACCGCACCTTCTGGAGAACCGGAGCGACACACAACGAAGCGAGCAAGAGCATCCTCGAGTGTAAAACAACGCAGATGCAGATAGATGCAGACGACCTTCCGAAGCATTGGTTCTGCCAGCTTCAGATGAACCTCGGAGTGGGAGAATACAAGGATGGAGCACTTGCCTGGCTGACAGCAGGCAGGGAGTTCGGCTACCGTGACATAGATTTCGACCCCGAATTTTTCGGATGGATGAGGGACGAGATAACCAAGTTCTGGCTTGACTACATCGTGGGCAACCAAGAGCCGCCATCATACAGCGCACAAGACGTTCTCCTGAAGTCTCCACTGCACAAGGCAGGAAAGGAGATTGAAGCCACAGCCGAAATCGGGGACATGCTCATCGAGTTGAAGGAAATCAAGGAGAAGAGCAAGACACTCGAGAACCGACAGAAGGAAATCGAGGACAACTTGAAGCTGTTCTTTGGTGACGCTGAAAGCATCGTGGACGGAAACGGCAAGACGCTGGCAACTTGGAAAGCACCGAAGGCAAGCGAGAAGTTCGATGCAAAGGCTTTTCAGACAGACCATCCGGAGGAATTCGCTGCCTACATCAAGCAGGTGCAAGGAGCACGAAGGCTACTCATCAAGTAAAGGCAGGGCTTATGGCTAGAGTTCCTATATCGAAAACCGACCTAAGGAATATAATTTCTCAACTGGAGAATTATATTTCCCTAGGTGGGGAAGTGACAGCACCGACCGACACAAGCCAGCGGAACAAAATCCGGATGGCTACAGTGTTAAAACGGAAGCTGGAAAAGAAATTATCATTATCAGAGTAAAACATCATGAGTGATTCATTTATCATATACACATCATATTTAAAAATCTTCGAGCAACTGACCGATACACAACTCGGGCAGCTAACAAGGCACATGCTTTCTTTTGCAAAGACTGGCAAAGAACCTTCCATCGAAGACCCTCTCGTTAAGTTATCATTCGCATTCATCAAAGATGATATGGAGCGAAACCAGCGTAAATACGAGGAGAAGTGCGAGCGACTCCGTGCAAATGCACGAAAACGCTGGGACAAAAAGCAATTGGATTCAGAAGCAAGCGAAGACATGCAAAAGCATACAAACGTATGCAAAAGCATGCAAAAGCATGCAAATGCACAAATTGCAATGCATAATGATAATGATAATGAATATGTAAATGATAATGTTTATGATAATGATGTTTCTAAAGAAACAAATATATTAGAACCTTCTAAAGAAGCTTCTATGCAAAGTTTTTCCGAGAAAAACGTATGCGCTGCAGAAGAACCGCAAAAAAGTTCTGAGAAAAAGAAATCCAAGAAAGGCGAAATCGACTACGCAGCCATCAAGGACTACTGGAACGAGCAGCACGACAAGACCAACAGCGCAATGCGAAGGCTGACGCTTATGACGGAAAACCGCAAGGAAGCAATCAGAGGAAGGCTCAAGGACTGCAAGGGAGATATTTCCAAGATTTACCTAGCCATCGACAAGGCTATGGCTAGCGACTATCTGAACGCAGGGCATTCCTGGGCATCGTACGACTGGGTAATGACAAGGAAGTATTTCCCGAAGGTGCTGGAGGGCAACTACGACAACACCAAGCCAGCCACAAGCCAGCAGCCGCAATCGGCAGCAGCCAGGGCGCAGGATCCAGCGGCAACGGCAAGACCGAGCATCGGGGAACTCTACGAGCAAGCCAAGCACCAGCAGCCAGCGAGCCAGCAGAGCCAAGACAGCAAGTTCCGGTGGGTAATCCAGCAGAACCTTGCAGACTTGAAGAAGAACCCGAACAACAAGCCTGCCAAGGATTCGCTGACAAGATACTACGAACGTGGAGTTCTACAGCGGCTTGGTATTGACTGGAAGCCCGAAAAATAACGGATGAGGGCAAAAATAGCCGCTCTGGGACGTTTTTACGCTTCGGGGCGGTAAGTTATAAGGCAAACAGATTTTAAACACTTAAAACAAGAGAATTATGGCAGAATACAATAATCAGAGCATTGACATCGACCTTGAGGATATGTTCAACAATTTATCGGATAAAGACCAAAAGGAATTTTTGGTCGACATGTTCAGGAACTTACCAGGAGAAGAAGAAAGAGCGGACGTTGTAGAGGATAATATGTGGTATCTCGAAGACGAAACTGCTGCCGACATCATTACCGACACCTTCGAGAGAATGAACAGTTCAGACCAAAAAGAGATTGCCGAGCGTATCGCAGACGCACTGCCATCTGAGCAGCGTGAGGCACTTGTTGAGTACATCAAAGGGGAATAGCCATGAATGAATTATTTTTCCACGAATGCAGAGCCGCAGGGCTCGTCTTCAAGACCTCGGACGATTGGTTTAAATGGCTGACCGATAACGGCTACGACATCAAGAAGCCGGTCGCAGAGCATGAAGGCTTCAAGTACAACATCAAGGATGAGTGCATCAATCCGCACGTAATCGAGTATGCCGCAGAGGGTGCAGGCAGCTGGGGATGGAAGGTAATGACCGCCAACACCCAGTTCGGCTGGATATGGGGCTACAGCATTCAGAAGGGAAAGCACGGGTACGACAGCCCGGTAGCCTACCCGAGTAGATATGACACTCTCAACATTTTCTACGGTAACGAGAAAGAAGCGGAGTACGATGCTTTGACCTGCATCATCAGATACCTCGAGAAGAATGCTGGAACCAAGAACACCAACCTCCTTCTCTGGGCGGCTAAGAAGAAGCGGGCAGACATCATTCATCCGCAACAAGAACTTTTTAAATAGTTATCATAAACCGTATTAGCTATGTACAGAGTTGATATAAAACTGGTCCGTGAGTGTGGTCTTCATCATCTGTCAGTTGACGACAGAGACATCTGGCTGGCAGATGATGAAATCAAGGCTCTCGAATGTATCCTCAAAGATTACAATGCGGACCCGAACAATTTTAAACGCAGATAAGAAATGAAGAAGATTGAAATCATCACGGATGAACACCGACATCACGTATACGTTGACAACACCGATTTCTGGCTCAATACTCAGGAACTGTTGGAACTTTATTTTAAACTCGGACGAGTGAAATTATAACAATAAAAACATTCAGATTATGGAACAGAAAGATATTGATATTTATGAGATTTTGAAGGACGTGCCAACTGGCACTGTGTTATACACGCCACTTAGCGGAAAAGTTGTGCTCTCTTATCTTGCAACCAACAAGGAAGCAGGGGAAGGAATCTGGACTGAGAATAAGGACGGAGAGTATTCCTTCAACAAGAACGGCAGATGGATGGAGGGAGGAGAAGTTCTGCTCTTCCCTTCGAAAGAAATGAGAGACTGGAGCAAGTTTTTCAAGAAGGGAGACGTGCTGGTTAGCAATGATAGCGACAGCCATATAATCTTTAATGGTTTTTCAAAAAATGATTATACTACATTTGAAGGTAAACACTGGATTAGTGTAAGTAAAAAGAGACATGTATCTTGTTTGAACATGCAGAATGTACAAGACTATCATATTGAAGATAACAAAGATTCTGCTCAGACCTACATCAACGCTATTGAGAAATTTTGTTGTGGCAAGCTGAACCGGGAAACTCAGGAGATTGAGAAGCCAGTTAAGTTTGAGGTCGGCAAACTCTACGTTTTCAGAGAGGAAGACGAGGACGGAGAGCTGACAATCATCGGCAAGCTCATCGACAAGAACGAAAGCGAAGATACGCTGACATTCGGCAACCAGTACGAAATCGAGAACGAGAAGTTCGTGACCAACCAAACCTTCGACCTGCGTATCAGCGTTAACAAGGAACTGCGAGAAGCAACAGATGGCGAATGTTATACGTTCCAAGAGGCTTATGACCTCTGGGAGAAGAGCAAGGAGCATCCAGTCTTCAAACCTTTCGACAAGGTGCTGGCGAGGGTCGGAAGCGGATTCAAGTGGTTTCCTGCGTTATTTATTCGTGACCGTGGAGAGAGTTTCACGAATAGATACAACGTATTACCTTTGCACACCGGAAAGCCAGCAGATTTCTTTAGCTGCATCCCATTCGAGGGTCATGAGAATTTTGCCTTCACTGACTACGACTTCGTAGACTTACCATTCTAGGACGTAATGGCGAGCGAACTGTGCAAGGCTTGCGATGCCGGGCGAAACTGCTTAAATGGGCTATACTGCCCGGCACGCAAGCAATATGTAGAACATCAGGCAATAAGTGAATGCAATGAGCGATTTCGCAACAAGGGAGAAGAACAGAACGTACTACCAGGAACACCGGGAACAGATCCTCAGAGCCACGAAGGAATGGCGAAAGAGAAACCGGGAAAAATACCGGGCGTATCAAAAGGAGTACTGGAGTAAGCACTACCGGAACTACGGTACGAAGAACCGGGTAGCCGACAGAGCGATGCATGAGAGGAAGAAGCCGGACGTAGAGAAGGCTCTATCCATGTTCAAGAATCCGCAGCAGGCAGCGCATCTGGCATGGCTGCTCGAAAACAAAAAGAATAATCGGTCGTGAGTTCAATAATAGAGTTTTTAACCAGCGAGGACAGAAGGAGATAGGCTCTAATATCAAAACAAATAAACTTATAACATCTTGAAATTACGATACGAGAGCCGGAAACGCATCTCCTGAAGTCTGACAACAAACAAAGAAAGCGAGGTGGTACATGAAGAAGTAAGAAAAAGAAATCGTTAGAAAATTATGCTTTTATTCATTCGGCTGGCGGTGGAAGAAGGAAGAACCCTGCAACATATTCATTTTGTTATTCATTTATTTTGCAAGCGCAGGCACAACTTCCGGAATCCCTGCCAGCTTTCTCTATCGCAACCGAAAAGAAGGGAAAGAAAGGGGTAGGGGAAAGATAGGGATAATAACGCATGTGTGCACGTATATGCGCACGTAAAGGGTGTTGGATAGTAAACTACACCAGCAAAACAAAATAAACCCTTATGCGTGAAATTCAAACAAAATAATTACTTTAAAGAAAAAATGGAAAAAGGAACAGTTATAATTGGAATCGACCCGGACAACCAAGAAAGCGGTGTCGGAGCAGTCTTTGACGACAAGAAGTTTCTCGCCTATAAAATGAATTTTCCTTCATTGATAGATTACCTCAAGGCTATGAACGAGAGTTGCAAAAAGATTAAGGTCGTTGTTGAAGGCGGCTGGCTTAATAAGAGCAACTGGCATGTGCTTAATCGTTTCATGACAGCAGTCAAGGCAGCAGCAATCGGACGCTCTACCGGAATGAACCATCAGACCGGAATCTTGATTGTCGAGTGCTGCAAACATTACAATATCCCCTGCGAAATCATCAAGCCACTGAAGAAGTGCTGGAAGGGTAAAGACGGAAAAATCACGCAGGATGAAATTGCTTATTTCGTAAGCGGAGGAGAGAAATTGCCGAGAATGAACCAAGACCAGAGAGACGCACTTCTCCTCGCATGGGTCTGTGCAGGATACCCGGTCAGAGTGATGCCGAAGAAACCGCAGACAACCCTGCAGAAGACCATCAGAGCCTTTGATTGATAAGATAAAACGAAGTGTTGGAAAAAGTTAAAAGTGTGCAAAGAACAAACAACTAAAGCAAAAAAGTCGTATCTTTGCGCCAGTGTTTGTCAGGTAAGCACGAATTTCGAACTTAAAACAAGAAGAAAATGAAAACAGAAGAAATCGCACTATCGAGGGTCAGCGAGAACGAAGCGAACCCGAGAACCATAACTGAGGCGAATCCACGGATGCAGAGCAGGTCAAGTTCCTTATGGGGGGGCAAGTGGTTAATCTGTATCTTACAGACCCTCCATACAATGTTGGCTATGGTTACGAAGGCTCTGCTGCGATGAGCAGGAGAAATCATAGAACGGATGGGCTGACGGTCAAGAACGACAAAATGGACAATGACAAGTTCCGGGATTTCCTGTCGGCTGCATTTTTGGCAGCAGAAGAATCTATGGAGAAGGGTGCTGCTTTCTATATATTCCACAGCGACAATTATTCGATGTGGTTCAGAGAGGCTTTGATGAGCACGAAAGATTTGGAGCTGCGTGAGACATTGATATGGAACAAGGATTCGCTTTGTCTCGGACGGCAGGATTACCAGTGGAAGCATGAGCCGTGTCTTTATGGGTGGAAAAATGGAGGTGCGCACAATTGGTTCAACGACAGAGCGCAGACAACGGTTATTGATATGGCTCGACCTAAGGTATCAAGGGAACACCCTACGATGAAGCCAGTGCCGCTTTTTGCTTATTTGATGGGCAATAGCACAAAGGAAGGTTGGAATGTATATGACGGGTTCGGTGGTAGTGGCGCAACGCTTATCGCAGCTGAGCAGTTAAACCGCAATGCGTTCTTGATGGAGCTCGACCCACATTATTGCGATGTCATCATTGCACGCTGGGAAAAGCTGACTGGCGAGAAAGCAGTCAAGATAGACGAGTTTAAGAAGCAGGGCGAATAGTTGCGATGTGTCGGCTCTTCTCTTCAAGGTTGATGAACTACACCAGTTTGCGGAAAGAGCGGCACACACGCAAAATTCGCACAAAATAACCTCCAAGGGAGCGGAAACAAAAAAAGGCAGGAGATTAACCCCTGCCCATCGCTTTGAGAATACACTGGTTGATGAAGCCGCTGCGGTCTTTCTTATCGACCCCTGCCAAGATGTTAGCCACGTCCTCGGTAGCACCGAAATAGAATGTTGCAGCGTATTTCTTCGTTCGCCCTGCACCCTTGCGAGCACCTCCCCAAGATTTGGAGGTAGTTTCATTCGTAGTACTCATAATGTTAAAAATTTGGTGATATGAAAATTAATTCGTAAATTTGCAAACGAAATCCCAAAGTGGGGTGGTGGTTCGAGCACCACCCCTTGGAACTTAGAATAATCTAATCGTAAATGATAAGATTTCTATTTTCCAAATCTTTAATGAAATTTTCAGTACGTTCATAAGACTTTGGGATTTCATTTTACTTTTCTCTCATCCTCGGAGGGTTTCAGTAAGTAAGGACACTTCCCTTATTACGTTTGCAAAGATACGAAATTTATTTGAAATATGCAAGTTTTTCAAGTAGAATTTTTATAAAAAATCAAATAAATTTCAAGGAATCAAAATATGCCACAAGGTAACAACAATAAGCATCGAGCACAGAAAATCGACATCGAGAACCGCCTGCAGATTATCGCACCCCTATACCGCAGAGGATGGACGGAGCGAGAAATCACGGCAGAGGTTCGCAAGCGGCTCGACAGACCGAAATACAATCAAGCGCACTGCGACATTCAGCGGTTATTGAAGGAGTGGAGGGAAGAGAGACTGACCGACACGGACGAAAAGATAACAAGCGAGGTGGCAAGGTTGAAGCTGGTAATACGTGAAGCCTGGGAAGCCTGGGAGAAGTCGAAGGAAGACTACCACGAAAAGACATCGACCCAGCAGGGACAGCCAGTCGTAGATGAGCGAGGAAAGCAGATTTCAATCGGGACCGTCAAGGCGATAATGTACGATGCCGAGAAGCGAGGATTCGGAGAACCACGCTACCTCGACATCATCATCAAGGCAGAAACGCAGATTTGCAAGCTGCTCGGACTGGATAAGGTCGTGCTCGACCTGAACGCAGGCTTCCAAGGCGGCATCGAGGTACGATACATCAACTCTGGACACCAGTGTGCATCCAGCGAGCAGGAAGTAATCGAGCGTGAAGGATTGGATAAAGAATAATTTTTTTACCATAATTTTGTTTTAAGTTTTATTGTTTGTAAGAATGGCACTATTTGACGTTATTGGTGAACTGTATGCCCCGAATGCGGACGTGAAGCCAAGGTTTCTAGTAAACCAAGGAGGCACGTCCTCGGGGAAGACATACACCATTATGCAGCGTCTTATAGTGCTTTCTTTTGAGCATCCAAGGGTAATTATCACGGTGTGCGGTCAAGACCTTCCGAACCTAAAGGTGGGAGCCATGCGAGACCTCGACACCATCCTGCACACAAGGGCAGAGTTACTGGACTGGTTCAAGAACAATAAGAGCGACAGCAGCTACCGAGGAAAGAACGGCTCAATCATCGAGTTCAAGAGTTACCAGGATGCGCAGGACGCTAAGAACGGTAAGCGTGACTATCTGTTTATTAACGAGGCGAACGGTGTGCCCTACGAAGTGTTTTGGCAGCTTGCCATCCGAACACGTAAGCAGGTATTCATCGACTACAACCCAAGTGCAAGGTTTTGGGTACACAACAACATCATCGGCAGGGATGATTGTAGATTGATCCTGAGCGACCACCGAAACAACCGATTCCTGACTGAGCAGGAACACAAGAAAATTGAAGAGATTGACGACCCAGAACTTTGGCGAGTATATGCGCGTGGACTGACTGGAAAGATAACCGGGCTTATCTTCACCAACTGGGGCATCGTTGACAAGCTGCCACCAAGGGATGAGTGGAAGATGGAATGCAGGGGTATGGACTTCGGATTCACCAACGACCCAACTGCGCTGGAGCACGTTATATTGGCGCACGGAGAGTTATGGGTGGACGAAGAAATCTACCAGCCTGGAATGACGAACGATGACATCGCAGACCGATGCAAGGAACAAGGACGGACGAAACGAGACCTTATCATTGCGGATTCGGCAGAGCCTAAGAGCATTCAGGAGATACACAACCGAGGGCTGTGGATAATCGGCAGCACCAAGGGAGCGGACAGCATCAACAACGGCATCGACATCTTGAAGCGTTTCCGCATCAACATAACCAGACGCAGCCACGGCATAATCGGGAACATGCAGCAATACAAGTGGAAGAAGTCAAGGGATGGAGAGACAACGAACCAGCCTATAGACGCATTTAACCACGGCATAGACGCAATACGATACGTAGCCTTGAAGAAGTTATCCGTAGCAAGCCACGGAACGGCTAGGGCGCACGTATTGAGGCAAAGATAACGACAAAAAATATAAAAGCGTATGGATAATAACACTACATTCAAGTACTGGCTGGCAGTTGCTAGGCACACCAGCTACAAAATCGGCAAGCAGCCACGACCAGCGTTTGTCGGAGGGAAACAAGTGCCCGACAATCTCAACCAGCTATCCATCGGGCAGTTGATTGACCTTTCCCAGCTATCAGACAGCGAAGAAAGTCTGTATCAGATAGTGACAACCGTCCTCGGTCTGAGCCACAAGGAAGTGGAGCAGGCTAGGGCGGTTGATGTCGTTATGCTCATCGGCTGGGTAACAGCAGAGGTCGAGCGCATCAACAAGCTCTTCGAGAGCACAGACACAGCGAAGCCAACGAGACTGGAGAAGGAGGCAGGCATCGATACCCTGCGGTTCGGACTATTCGGCATGCTGGACTGGTATGCGGTAAGGATGGGCATCAGCGACCACGACCAAGTTCTGAAAACCCCATGGCTTCGCATCTACAAGTGCATGGAAATGGACAACAAGAGAAGCGTGTACGAGCGAAACCTGCAGAAGTTGCAGGCAGAAGAGATGAAACGTAAATCTAGATAATTATGGCAACAATCAGAGAAACATTGAAGCAGCTGGCAGCAGACACGCTACCAGACTACACCTACCTATTTGAGGACTGGGACACAGCAGACACCAAGCTGGAGAAACTGAACTATCCGGCAATCGTCTGCATCATCCCAGCCAGCGGCACGACAGAGATACGAAACGGCAGAGTATACGACACCGTAAACGTTGCCCTGGCTTATCTCGACACCGTACCGAGGGAAGCGGAAGGAGAAGACAACGGAGAGTGCATCGACCGCATGAAGGTGGCAGGGGCAAGGATGATACGAGCCATCAACCAGTCGCACCAGTTCGAACCACTGGAAGGGCAGCAGTACTACGAGACCATCATCGAGCGTCTGAGCACGATTGTGTCGGGCGTAATGTACTCCCTTCAGCTGACACAGAGCATAGGAGGGTGTGAGGTATGAGCAAGGGAGGCATTCAATTCGACCCCAAGGCGGCATCGCTCATCATGCGTGAGGAGGTTGAAAGAGCACGGCAGCTTATCATCAACCACATTCGTATCAACGGACAGAACGCATCAGGGCGAACGATAGCTAGCCTAAAGGTGGAGCAGCCCAGCGAGGAAGAAACCATCCTATGGGGACACAAGCCATTCGGAGTACTCGAGACCGGACGAAGGGCAGGAAAGATACCATACGGCTTCCGTAGCATCATCCGGCAGTGGATGAAAGACAAGGGACTGCACGGCAGACCTATCCCCTACAAAACCAAGCGGCAGCACAAGTATACACCACAAGAGCGTGGCGACATGAGCATGGCAGGAGCCATCGCCCACACCATCGCCAACAAGGGTTCTAAACTGCACCGGACGGGCGGCAGGGCTGACGTATACAGCAATGTTGTGCCCGACACGATGAAGCGGCTCGGACAGCGACTTATTTTCTTAATCCACCAGTCGGTGGGAAGTATCAAACTAAACAATGAGACGGTATGAGACAGACAGAGAAAAACAATATCACGATTAAATACCCGGATGCTGTAGGCTTCGCTTTCCTTCCCTGCATCATCAAGGCGAGCGGAAGCAACCTATCGTGGATTGAGGTAATAATCAGATATAACAACATAGAACGTTCCTACAATGTGGAAACGTTGAACGGCAGTTGCATAACGGACTTCAAGACATACGTGCAAGCTCTTTTTGACGGACGTATCCATGCAGCCTATGATTGGACAATAAGCTATGACTCCAGCGTTCTAAACATTCTCGTGGGTATCGAGGTCAACGCATACGATGCCGGAAACGTACAGCTTGCGAGCATCGATTTCACTACGAACATGGTTTGGGGCGCACCAAAGTATGGGGAGACGTGGAACGGCTACAAACGGCTTACATGGTTTACTCATTATCCGTTCACCTTTGGCATATATTTAAGCAAGTTGAACGCAAACCTACTAATCGGTTACGAGGGAGCACCCAATAAGCTACTGAAGATTCCGGTTAACGGTATGGTGGACTTCTACGCAGGCATATTGCCTAGTGGCGCAAAATACTGGAACATATACGATTATGATGGAGAGATTCAGCAGGGAACGTTTGACAATACTTTCGACCTTACTTTCAGATTAACCACCGGAGGTAAGCAGTCACTATTGTTACGCATCGACAGAGACGATGCTGAGAGTGGTATCTATCTGCGTTGGATTGACCGTCACGGATTCATCCGCTATTGGCTCTTTGCGGCTGGGGAGGAAACGAGGGAGATAGCCAGCGACCTGAGTTTCATACGCAACAATTTAGCCGATTATCTATACGGCTACTATGGCGATAATGGAAGAAGGCAGGGATATGATCGTACGGACTCAATCAAACTTTGTGCTCCGTTGGTTGACAGTGATACGTTCGATATGTTACAAGACCTAGCCAGCAGCCCAGTCGTTGACATGTACCTAGGGGGAGACTGGACGCAAGAGGAAGACCAGTGGATGAGCGTAACAATCAAGGCAGGAAGCTACACGAAGAGCACAGCTTGCTTGCAGGATTTCGTGTGCGAAATGATTATTAACAACATTAACGTTCAGAGACTATGATAGACCAGCAACTTTACATTGACGGTGTTTTGATGGACTTGCCGGAGAACACCGATGTGGTGCTCGACATCAAGAGCAACCTTTTTCGTGACGTCACAAAAATAACCTCAAACTACACGTACACCATCCAGTTACCACGGACGGTGCATAATCTTTCAGTATTGCAGCAAGCGGACAGACCGAAGAGCGGCAGCAGATACCCCTATATTTTCCATAAGTGCAGTTATTTCCGTGGAGGTGTGCAAATTATCAAGGACGGACGTTTGAACGTTCTGAGCATCGAGGAAAGCATCGAGGTTTCAATCTACTGGGGTATAATGCCAGCGTTCACGAAGCTACTGGAGAGCGGAATGAAACTGAACGAACTGGGAGTGACAGACAGAGTGCTTTTTGAAAAGTACAACACACCGAACACAAGGGAGGAAGCCGTGAGCAAGGGGATATTCTTTGCTTATTACAATCCATACCGAATTGAGAGTAGAGATAACTTTGGTATTAATCTGGTGCAGAGGAATAAGTATACCACGACACAATACCCGTCTTGCCGTGGACGCATCAGAACTGGCACAGAGGTAGGAAAGTACATCAGTGGAAATATAGAGAACGCACCGGACACGATTTGTGCTCTCATCCCCTTCTTGCCATCATCAACGGCAAATGTGCAAGCGCAAGGAAAGGGCGATTATAGAAGCTATGCGGTACTGGATAAGTACATGCGGGTTATATCCGTGAGCGGAGAAGATGAGACGCTGGGCGAATATACCATCAGAGGAGAGACGAGAGCTGCGTATCTTGTCGTGAATGCGCCTGCCGAATATTATGATACTTTATCGCTATCCGTTACCGGACTTACGCCTATGTACGAAATGATAGATGGCGATAATAAAGAGGATTTCGTGGGCGATGAGGTGGCGGTGAACGAATATAAGACTTCTCCAAAATTCTTGCAGCCATGTGTGACCGTAAACTGGCTATTGTCAAGGATAGCGAGGAAGTCGGGCGTATCTTTCGTTTGGCAGGATGATGAAGCAAAGAAGATGTTGAACAACCTTGTTGTGCCTATCATCAACAACAAGGCAGACGACAAGACAATCATCGGTGATCTGACCGCAGACGTTAAGAGCCGTGACGGACTGGGTGCGCTTTCCTTTTCCGTCAACAACTCATTGACATCAGTCACACCAAGCACTGGCAGCGATGTACAGAAACTGACGATAACAAAGGATTGCGAGCTGACCTTTGATGTGCAAGTGCAATACTACGTCAGGCATCAGTTTGAAGACGCAGCGGAGATTCAGTTGCCTATGGGCGTGAAAATGACCGTGACAACACCAAGCACTACTGGAGGTGAGGCATCCACGCAGGAATACGAGTTCGGAGATTTGAAGTACGAGGATGGACAGGTTAAGTACCCGGTCGTACTACGCAGATATGCTATCTATGGCTATCTTTATTTGCTTTCGGCAGGGACAAACACTATATCGCTAAAGAAGGACGATGTACTGACGTTTGAGACTATCATGCACGGAATAAACACAGTCAACATGCCTTCCGTTTATGGCGGCAAAATCACTGCGAGCGTCAAGATTGGGGACAGCGTTCCGATTGGTGGAAGTTTCCCTATCGGCATAAACCTGCCTGAAATCGAGATAACCAACTTCATTAAGTTTCTGGCTTTGATAACTGGCTCGTTCCCTAGGCAACTGACCAACAGCACGCAAGTGCAGTTTATCATGTTTACCAGAGTTTGGGCAAACAAGGCGAACGCCTACGACTGGAGCAGAAAACTCATTCCGTATGACCGCCAAGGTGCACCACGGAAAAGCGAGTATTCCGTTTCAGACTTTATGCAACACAACCGCTACAAGTGGAAGGAAGACGAAGAGACAACCGGGGACTATGATGCAGACCTCGTAATCAGCAACCAGACTTTGGGCTATGAGCAGGACACATGGACGCTACCTTTTGCAGCCAGCGATGACAACCGCATACCGATAAGAACACTTGATTCTTTCGGCATGAAGAATGGTGGAGAGTATAAGGGATGCAAGGAGCGGATAATGACGCTAAGAGATGATAAGGAGCAAGCTGCACTTCGATTTGGTATTGACCTTCAGAACATATTCGATACGAAGTACAAGCAGCTTGCAGCAAGTATCGCCAGGGCGCACGTAATCACGGAACGGCTCAATCTGTCGGACTTGGATATACTAGATTTTGACGAAACGAAGCCAGTGTACCTTGCCCAGTACGGAGCGTATTTTGCGGCTTTGGAAATCAAGACAACAAACAGCGGATATTGCGAGGTTACAATGATAGAGTTGAACAACTAAAAAAGAAAGAACTATGGTAAGTGAAGACAGACAGCAGATTCTTGACATCAAGGTCAAGTACGAGGATGCAATCTATGGCATCATCAGATACAAGGAAAAGATAGACCAGCTAAAGGCAAGTATCAAGGACTTGCAGCAGCAGGAAAAAGACAAGACCATCACGACAAACGAAATGAAGGTGCAGACGGAAGCCATCAACGCAACCATCAAGGAGTACCAGTACAACGTGCGCACCTTGCGGAAGGAGATCCAGAACAACGTGCGCACAGAGAACGAGCAGGAAGGCAGCTTGAAACAGCTGCGTGCCCAGCTTTCAAATGCCACCAAGGCTTACGATGAGATGAGCCGTGCCGAGCGTGATAGTTCCAAGGGTCAGGAGATGCAGGAGCATATCCAAGACTTGATAGAGGAGCTGAAAGAGGCTGAGGAGGCTACTGGAAGATTCCAGCGCAGTGTCGGCAGCTATTACGATTCAATGATGAAGGCGGCTGACGACCTACAGAATACCGAGTTTTTCGGTTTTGATGTTGTTGATGATACTGGAATCGGAAAGGTTATGGAAATGGGAAAGTCTGTGGAAGACCTAAGGGTGAAGTTTGGCGCGTTGAAAAATACGGCTCTTTCCTTATTGACCAACCCTTATTTCCTCGCCATGGCAGGTGTGGCAGGTGTCGGAATGGCATTCAAGTGGTGGTATGACTACAACAAGGGATTGATGGAAGCCACACGACTGACGCAGCAGTTCACCGGATTGACCGGAAACGAGATGAAATCCGTGCGCAACGAGGTTCTTGCGGTATCTAATACATTCGGTCTGGAATTCACGGAGACGATGCAGTCTGCTAATACGATGAGCAAGGCTTTCGGTATTTCCGTTTCTGATAGTTTGAAGATTATGCAAGACGGACTGGTGAGCGGTGCAAACGCCAACGGTGAGTTCCTCGACACGATTAAAGAATACCCGAGATACTTCAAGGAAGCCGGACTGAATGCAGAAGAAATGGTTGCAATATCAACGCAAGCGACCAAGGAGGGTATCTTCAGCGACAAGGGCGTTGATACCATCAAGGAAGGAAATCTACGACTGCGAGAAATGACAACCGCTACGGCTGCTGCGCTTGACGGAATAGGCATTTCTTCCAAGCAAGTTCAAAAGGACTTGCAGAACGGAAGCAAGACCACATTCCAGGTTATGCAAGAGGTGGCTAATAAGTTGAAGGAACTCCCTCAGTCAAGTGCTGCTGTAGGTAGCGCAATTGCCAACATCTTCGGTGGTCCTGGAGAGGATGCCGGACTTGCTTATATCGAGATGCTCGGTAATATCGAACTTGATATGGACAAAGTGAAGGCAAAGTCCGGGGATATTGCCAAGGCACAAGAAGACGAATTGAATGCAACAAAGGAATTGCAGGACGCAATGGCTTCTTTGTTTGATTACACCGGGGGTGGATTCGAGAAGATGAAGGCTCAGTTGTCAACGATTGCGAAGAAATCACTTACGGCAGTTATTAAGGGAGTAGTGAAGGCGATAAACTACTTCATCGATTGGTACAATGATAGCCTTCTGTTGCGAGGGGTAATCAATGCACTCGGCACAAGTTTCCGCTTGATGTGGAATGCAATCAAACTCGTATGCAATCTCGGAATAGACGCATTCAAGAGGATGGGCTTTGCAGCCAAGGGCATGCTTGATATTCTCGAAGGTATCGTTACATTCGACCTTTCCAAGGCACAGAAGGGATTTAAGGAGATGTTCGATATATCCGGCACAATAAAGGAAGCTTGGCACGACATCAAGAACGCTGGCATCGAGATAGGCAATTCCTTTGCTGACGGATTCGAGAACACCGTGAACGGAAGGCTCGAACACATAAAGCTAGCCAGCGTGAACGGTGGAGCGACCAGCAGCGAGCCAGCGAACGGAAACAAGGGAACGACACCAGCAGCCAAGGGCAACACCACCAAGACCAAGGCACAGATAGCCAAGGAGAAAGCGGAAGCCAAGGCAGAGGCAGAGCGCAGGAAGAAGCAGGAGAAAGAATTGCAGGCACAGATTGCACTTATCCAGTTTCAGTACAACGAGCAAGTAATGGACGCTAAGAAGAGATACCTCGCAGGCATGTACGACAACGAGCGAGACTACAGCAACGACCTCGAACAGCTGGAGAAGAACATGGTGTCACGAAGCATTGACGCATACGTGGCGGCAGGGCAAATCGGAGCGGAAAAGGCGCAGGAAATGCAGGCAAAACTTCTCGACATCATGATAAAGGCGAAAGCGGACTTGAAGAACCAAGCAAAAGAGATTGTGGACGAACTCAACAAGGAGTTCGAGGAAGCAGAGAAGAAGCGAAGGGATGCGGACATCATGAACGGTGGCACTGGAGAGGAAGACGATGCAGCCAAGCTGGAGAGATACAAGACTTTCCTTCAGAGCAAACTGGACGCATACAAGGACTATGCTGCCGTGCAGGAACAGCTCCAGAAAGACCTGAGCGATACTAACGTGGAAATACAAAAGAATGAGAATGATAAAAAGAAGCAGTTGACAGAAGAACAACTTCAAAACATGAAAAGCTATATTTTGGCAGTTGGAGATGCTTTTGTCGATTTCTTTAATAGTGAAGATAAATCTTTTCATTCTTTTCTGAAATCTTTACTTAGCTCTTTGCTGGATGCCGTAGAGATAGCCATGGAGGCACAATACATTGAAATCCTAGGAAGAGGCTTAGCTAAACTCGGATGGGCAGGCGTGGCAGACGCAGCAGCGAAACTCGCATTGCTTAAAGCAGCATTCGCAGGAGCGAAAGCACTCGTCAAGGGATTCTCCACTGGTGGCTACGTCCAAGGCTCGGGCACTGGAACCAGCGACAGCATCCCGGCAAGGCTTTCCAATGGCGAGAGCGTAATGACCGCCAAGGCGACTTCGATGTTCAGCCCGATATTATCCGCATTCAACCAGCTAGGCGGTGGTGTTCCTATCGTAGTTAACAACGGAGGCAGCAACATCGGCATGGATATGCTGGCGGCAGCTGTAGCAAGAGGGTATCAGATGGCTCCTCAGCCAGTAGTGAGCGTTGAGGAGATAAACCGAACCCAGCGTAGAGTGCAGACGATAGAGAATATCGGCAGGATTTAAAGTGTAGTTATTTATTCAAGATTTGCGTTCCGAGCGGTTTTCTCTTGAAGGTGGTAAAGTTACACACCCAAGGCAATAAAAGCCGCTTAGAACGCAAAATTTCGGCTTGTTTAGAAAAATTAACTGCTTATGAGATAAACATACCGAAAATAATCGTATCTTTGCAGCGTTTTAAAATTTAAAAAATCACTATTCAATGGCAAAACTCAGAATATACAACGACATCGACAGCCAAGACAACAAGTTCTGGTATCAATGGTGGGGAGGTGATTGCGTGTGTTTTCAAGATATAGATGCTTTTGCAGCAAGCATACCGAAAGACGATGATACAATCGATATGCGCATCTTCTGCAATGGCGGCTCGGTGGTTGAAGGCTGGGCAATCTACGACCGACTGCGACAGAGCGGAAAGAAGATTTCCTGCACCGTTGAGGGCAAGGCAGCATCAATGGCAACAATCATCATGCTCGCAGCACCAAAGGAGAGCCGCAAGGCATACGAGAACGCAGCCTTCCTGCTGCACAATCCGTGGGTTCCCGGCTGGTGTTTGGGCGACCAGCTGAACGCAAAGGACTTGAAGAACCAGAGCGAGGAAATGCAGATGTGGCAGGATAAGATGGTGGACGCATACGTAGAGCGTTGCGAGTGCGATAGGGAAGAGATACAAGCCTTGATGGATAAGGACATCTTTATCAGCACCAGCGAGGCTTTGCGCCTAGGTCTTATCAGCAGCACCATTGTACCACTCAGCGCAAGCGCATCGAAACGCAACATAGAAAATTTTATTAATTCAAAACAACAAAATCCAAAAGCAATGGAGAAGAAAACAGAAGTAAAGGCTTCTCTCCTCGACCAGATTCTCGCCAAGTTGGGCGTGAAGACACTGGAGGAAGCAGAGCAGGCGGTGGCAGAGCCACAAGCCAAGGCAGAGCCAAAGGCGATGGAACTCAACACAGCGGACGGACAGACACTGACCGTTGAGCGTGAAGAGGGAGATCCACAAGTTGGCGACAAGGCAAGTCCGGACGGTACATTTGAGATGCCGGACGGTAAGACAATTGTTGTCGAGGACGGTGTAATTACCGACATTCAGACCGCAGACAACACCGACAACGACAATGAAGGCGGTGAAGGCGGCAGCGCATCAAGCACCGACAACGACACCGTAGCCAAGTTGAAGCAGCAGGTAGCAGCACTCAAGCAGCAGTTGAACGACACCAAGGCGCAGCTGGCAGGCGCACAGAAACTCGCAAAGAGCAAGGAAGACATGCGCATCCTGAATGCCGTGAAGATGGCAGGCGGTGCGGAGAAGGTGCTGGCAGGCTACAGCAGCCACTACCAGCCAGCACAGCGACAGCCAAGCGGCAATGGCGCAGGAGAGCAGGTAGACGTTAAGGCAGACGCAAAGACTATCAGCGAGAAGGTCCGGGCTTATCGTTCCAAGAAGCACCCAAGCAATGGCTAAACCTTTTTAAGAAATCAAGTAAAAAACAAATTAGAGAGTTATAGATTATGAGTAATACTTTTGATGTAAAGCAGTTCGAGAACTTTGTCCTCGAACCCGAAAATCTGAAGACCATCAAGGATGCCGTGCAGGAGACATTCTACAAGGACGAGAACCTTGCGGATTTCGTCACCATCCTCAAAGTCAAGGACAATGATCCAATCGCCATCATTGGTGAGATGGAGATGGTCGGCAAGGCTGGCAGCGGTTGCGACCCAACGTATGACGAGAAGGGCATCGCAAACAACTTGGAGCGCTGGAAGCTTGGCGACTGGCAAGTACCAATCAAGATTTGCTATGATTCGCTGAAAGGCTCAATCGCTGAGTACAGCTTGAAGACTGGCACAGACATTGGAGACCTCACCGATACCGACTTCATGGTAATCTACACCGATGCACTGGAGCGTGCTATGAAGCAGATGGTTTGGCGCTTCGGCTGGTTTGGTGCTGAGGATGCGCAGACTGTTTCCGAGGGCGGCAAGCTGACCGATGGCTTGAAGAAGGAGTACTTTACCACTTGCGATGGCCTCTTCAAGAAAATTTTCGCAGCTACAGCCACAAAGAACCGCACCGAGATTGCAGCCAACAAGGAAGCCACGATGGCGGCGCAGATTGCTGCAATCCGAAAGCAGGGTGTGGCAACCGACCTTGTAGACAATATGCTTATGAACGTGGACTCACGCATCATCGATGATCCGAACGCTATCCTTCTGATGACACGCTCGCTGGCTGACGCATTGACTTACGACATCAAGAAGACGTACCACGACATTATGCCTTGGGAGAAGGTCTTCGATGGCTTCCAAACATCGAACTACAACGGCATTAAAATTGCCAGTGTCAGCATTTGGGACAGAATGATTAAGGGCTATGAGAAAGGCGCTACAGCGTACAACCTTCCTCATCGTATGGTCTTCTGTAATCCTAAGCAGCTGATGGTCGGCACACCGCAGGATTCGCTCATTAGTGAGCTGGATGCTTGGTTCGACCACAAGGAGCGTAGAAACTATATCTACTCAACTGGTAAGATTGGTACGGCTCTTCTCGAAGAGAACATGATTCATGCAGCTTACTAATCGCTCCAAATTTTCAGTTAGTATTAAGTTATTTGACAATCCTCAACACCCAAAAACGGTGTTGGGGATATAACAATTTAAAACGAATTAATATGACAACAACTTGCGAGAGCCTTATCGCCCAAGACATCATCATCCCTTGCGAAGACCAAGTAACAAAGGGACTGGAGGGCGATGGACTTATTATCAACCGAGACGACATTGACTTTGCCAAGTCCGTTGTCGTGGGTAATATAATCAAAACATTGGTGCTGAAGACTGGCAAGAAAGCATACGCTATTCGGCAGGAAGGCAGCAAGCCATTCACTGGAACCAAGACCGAGCTGACCGTCGGCACGTATCGCAACAGCTGGAAGAATACCGTAGCAGTCGTTGTATTGGCAAACACACCTGACGTTTGCGCCAATATCATTGACGGCTTGGCGAACGGAAAGTTTGTCATCATCCTGCGCAACCTTTCAAAGGGAGCGGACGGAAAGGCAGAGTACCAGGTATTCGGGTATGCGCAGGCACTGAAGGCAAGCGCAGGCGAGAACGACAAGTACTCGGACGACACCGAGGGCGGCTGGCTTATCACGCTGGAAGAGGAGAGCGTACCGAAGGCAGCTTACTTCTTCTTCGACACAGACAGCGAGACCACAGCAGCCAAGTATAAGAGCCTTCTGACGGAAGCAGCAGCGTAGCCTATGACATACAAGGAAGCAACAGCCAAGGTCGGGGAGTTGAAGGCACGTTTCGACAGTCCCTTTGATGCAACCGACAAGGCAGTTATAGAAACTCTATATTTCGAGGTAACACGAAAGCGGTTTGTACCGACAACCTGCCAGCAGTGTTACCACGATGCTCTGATAGAAATACATCTAAAACTCAAAAAAGAAAAGGCAATGCCAAAGCAATGTAATTACGCAATGAAGGCAGGCTTCATCATTTCCTGCCCGGATTTCTACAATGGTAAGATTTTCACTAACGAGAACCTGACCGACAAGGTAGCGCATGAATATCTGACGAAGTACCCACACATGGAAAGCTACTTTCAGAAGATACCCAGTGATGAACTCATCGAGAACAAGCAGCCGCCAGCAGACATCGAGAACAAGCAGCCGCCAGCAGACAGCGAGAACAAGCAGCCGCCAGCAGACAGCGAGAACAAGCAGCCGCCAGCAGACAGCGACAGCGGTGCAGATGATACCGCAGGGAAAGATCCTGCCGAAAAAGCAGCAGGCATCGACAAGAAGAAAGACCTCGACCAAGCCGAGAAAGCAGGCAAGGAAGAGTAACAAAACAACAAGTAAAACGACACAAGCAGTATGAACGTTAAGACAGTTAAGAAGCCAAAGCGAAGAGTTGATATTGGCTACGTCAGCCGATTCAAGATGCAGGCATACGGATATGATAATCTTTATCCGCAGAACCTCGCACGCATCACTGAAGCCAGCGGAACGGCAATGCTGTGCCTTAACCGCTACGCCCGATTCATTGAGGGCTACGGCTTTGATAGCGACATTCTAGCATCGTTGGCGATGAACCCACAAGGGGACACGGCAGACGATTTGCTCCGGAACGTAGCGCAAGACCTCGCACGCTTTGGAGGCTTTGCCCTTCATGTAAACTACAACGTTCTAGGGCAGGTGTCGAGCGTGAGCCACGTACCCTTTGAAAATTGCCGACTGGAAGAGACGGATGACAAGGGGAGCGTGGCGCACGTCTTGCTGCATCCAGACTGGGAGCAGAAGAAAACGAGGAACGGAAAGCGGTTGATGGTAAACGAGAAGACTATTGAGCGCATCAACGTCTTCAACCCCGACCCCGACATCGTTCTTGAACAGATTGAAAACGCAGGAGGCATCGACAGCTACAAGGGGCAGGTCCTATGGATGAGCCTAGACGGACAGTTTATTTATCCTACAGCCAGCTACGATTCAGCCATCACGGAGATTTCGACCGATGAGGGACTGGGAAACGTGAAGATGCGAAACGTCCGCAACAACTTCCTCGTATCGTGTATGCTCGTAACCAAGAAGGGCGTGCCTAAGTTCAACGAGGAAGGCGAAGAGGTGGAGAGCGGACAGATGATTTCCGATGAAGACCTTTTGCAGTTCCAAGGGGACGAGAACACGGCGAAGATTCTTGCGGTCGAGGTTGAGAACGAGGAAGACGAGCCGAAGGTTGTTGCTTTCCCAACGAAGAACTTCGACAAGGAGTTTTCCGTGACCGACAGCAGCGTTATCGAGCGCATTTACGCACAGTTCCATCAAGAACTCTTCTACTCCATCCGTATTGGCAAACTTGGCTTTAGCGGACAAGTGATGCAGGACGCTTACGAATACTATGCTGGCGAAGTGACAACCGAGCAGCGATTCATCGAGCGAGCCTTCAAGAAGATTTTCAAGAATTGGCACGACCCAGCCATTCAGAACCTAGACCCCAAGCTACAGCCGCTAAAGTATATCAGCAGCGAGGTGGCAGGGAACAACACGATAGATTAATTGATTGAGCCTATGGGAGAGCGAAGAAAACAACTTATCACGGTTGATCAGTTCCGAAAACTGGCACGACCGACCAGCACACACCTAGATGAGGATGATGTGAACGCATACATTCGGGAATGCGAAGATGCGAACATCATACCAGCCATCGGGTATGAGCGGTTCAAGGCAGCGACCGAGCAGGGAGAGTGGGGCGATTCAGTATTGCCCGATTTCCAGCCTGCAACTTTCCTGGACGGTGGCGAATACACCACCAAGAAGAATGGAGATTGCAGCCAAGAAGAAACCAAGGTGCAGAAGTACACCAGCGGAATACGCAAAGCACTCGCTTATTTCACGTATGCGAGGCTTTTTCGTGCCGATGGCACAATTATAAGCCGAGCAGGTGGAATGCGCCACAGAGACGATTATTCAGACCATGTTCAGGACTTATCGAACAACAAGCAATACAACGACATCATGGATATGGCAGAAAGATATTTATCAGATGCCCTTGAATACCTCAAGACATTCACCCCGAAAGGGGACGTGAAGCCACAGCGAGGAACAAGGGCACACATTCACGCAATAGGCAACTAAAAGCACATAAGACATGAACGAGGATATTCAAAAAATGCTCCGTATGGCAGAGCTGATACGAGATGCAACGCAGGTTGGAGAAAACACAGCGGTGCGTGTCGGCACGGAAATTTACGACATCGTTGTCGAGTTAAGCAGGATGCTTGCCATGATGGACGATAAACTGGAGAACGATGCGGTCGTTAGGATTATCAAGAGTGAACTCGCCAAGATAACAATAACGGAAGCGCAAATTGCGGATGGGGCGATAACGGCAGCGAAGCTTTCCGATGGTTCTGTAAAGAACAGACACCTAGCATCCAATTGTGTGACCTCAGATAAAATACAACCGGGAGCGGTCAAACACGACCATCTGACCGAGGACTGTATATCAACTGGAAACATCAGAGACGGCAGCGTGACAGCAAAAAAACTCGGCACGGACATCTACAAGGATATCGCAAACAAAGTGACCGACATCGTGACGAAGGACTTCCCCCCAGCAATCACGGAGGAACAGATAACAGATATTACTAGTAAATAACAATTTAAAACAATAGATTATGAAATTTTTAGATGAAATAGGTTTAGCTTATTTTTGGAAGAAGATTAAGAACTGGGTTAATATTAATTATTTATCATTAACTGGTGGTACAATTAGAGGAAGTGTGTCTTTTTTAAGACAGGGAGATGGTGGTTCGTCTATAACCATATCCCCATTAAATATTAATAAACATGGGTATGGGAATAATTATCTTTTTGCAAGTGGAAGAATGGTTCCTATTGGTTCAGCTAATGGTGTTGCAGAACTTGATGCAAATGGCAATGTTCCATTAAGTCAATTAGGTAATCTTGATACTACAGTTGCAGAAGTGGTAACTGCTCTTCCTACAACTAATATTAAGAAGCATATTTATCTTATTGAAGATGAGGATGGTGATACACAGAATCAATATAAGGAATATATTTATACTGGTGATACCAGTGCAACTTATGATGCTTCAAAATGGGAGAAACTCGGAGACTTCCGTGCTACAGTAGACCTTGCAGATTATGCTAAGAAGAGTGAGGCAGTGGGGATTATAGATGTTCAGGAAAGTGCAAGTACTGTTGATTTTGAATGTAAGGATATAAATGGAACTAGACTAGGTTATTTTAGCCTAGAAAGGGCTTCAGAGAATGTAGCTGGTGTTATGAGTTCAGCAGATAGAAAAAAGCTTAACGGAATAGAAGACAATGCCAATAATTACTCTTTGCCAACCGCAAGTTCAACCACAAAGGGTGGTATTACCCTTGGTTATTCACAGAATGATAAGAACTACCCAGTTGCACTTGATAATAGCGGTAAGGCTTATGTTAATGTTCCGTGGACTGATACAAACACCACCTACGACTTGTCGCCTTATGCTAAGACGGCAGACGTAAACAAGGCACTGGCAAAAAAGGTTGACGTGGTAAGCGGGAAGGGGCTTTCGACCGAAGACTTCACGACAGCACTCAAAACCAAGTTGAACGGCATCGCCACTGGCGCAACAGCAGACAGCGCAATCCCAATATCGGTAATTGATGCATTAAATTAGAAAGGGGGTTTATATGAATTTCTTAGATAAAAATGGACTAAACCATCTTTGGACGAAAATAAAAGCAATTTTTGGTACAGCTATTGTTGAAAGTTCTCAAAATTCAAACATTCCATTTGTTGCAAATCATCAAATTGTTAACGTGAATAGTTCAGGTCGTATCAACGTATTTAACTGGTTTCAAAAGGCATCGGAAGGAGGCATCCTGGAGGTAGTCTTTACAGGAGCGCAAGAATGTCACACTTATTGCAGCCAGGCTGGTATTAGCGTTCTGCTTAAAATGAAAGAAACATCAAATGGTCCAATTCTTAGTAGGATTGAGTTTTTGGAAACGGCATACAATACCTATGCACGCTTAATTAAGATTAATAATGTTAGTCTTCTTGTCGCAGAGTTTGTTCAAAACAAGTAAAACTAAAATAATTTTAAAATACACTATTATGAGAAAAAGTACTGGTAGAGCAAAACCAGTAACTCCTAAAGCAGGAGTTACTAAAACCTCAAGAAGATATGCTTGTGGTGGTAAACTTGAACTATAAGTCGCTGACTTTAGAAATTTAAAAGTAAGACAATATGAAGAAGAAACAATTACACGAAGCACTGGCTGTGCTTCTTACTAAATTATCATCGGCAAGGGACAACCCCTTGCTGATGGATAACTACGCAGTAAAAGCCTTGCGCACGGTTCTTTTGAATTTCAAGGAATCGGGCGAGCTTCACGAAGCATACAAGGAGCAGATACAATCCACGCTGGAGAGTGACAACCCCTGGGTAGCTATGATGATGAAGTCAATTGGCGCAGATCCTTCTATTAAGAAGAGTATGACCGATGAAGCCATTGACGGAATGATTGATTCTATGTTGGGCAACGATTAAAACATTTTATTATGAATGACAAGGAGAAAGAACTATGGCGAGTTATAGACAACGTAATCAAGTGTTGCGCTATTGAACTGCAGAACGGAGAGTTGAGTATTACGAGAGAAGACGTTCTCGGCAAGTCTAGAGCTGAAAATCTCGTAATGGCAAGATGTATGGTCGTTGAGCAGATGATACACGCAGGATTCAGCATAACGACCATTGCGACCGTTCTGAACCGCACCGTTTCAGCAGTGAGACATCTGAGCAAGATGTCTTACACCTATATCAGTACGTCTCGAGTTTATCGACTTGCCACGGCACAAGCGACCCTTCTAAACAAGGACGTAGAGCCGATTTGCATTTAAGAAACAAAAAGAAAATAACCAAAAGCGTTCTTTGACAATAATTCGATAAATACCCCTGCACTAACTTTTTGGAGCGAGCCAAAAATCAGAGTAACTTTGCAGCGGATTCAAATATTTTGTTTCCGTAACGTAATTAACTCAAAATTTTATGGCAGACACTATCGAGAAAGTTTATTGCACTGGGGACGGTGGCAATGACAACCTAGCAGCAGCCTTGCTCGCTAGAGGTAGAGACAATGATCCAGCGACTATGCTGGCAGCAATGAACGGTGGTATGGGTGGAGGTTGGAACAACCCATTCGCCTACATGATGATGTTGGGAATGTTCCGCTTCATGTATGGCGATGGCTGGAACGGACAGAACGGCAACGTTCAGAGAGCCGAAATCCAGTCTCAGATTGACAGCCTTCGCACTCAGATGAGCGACAACCACAACAGCGACTTGTTGATGGGCGCAATCCAGGGCAACAACCAGGACTTGAAGACGCTGGCGGCTAACTTGAACTGCGACTTCAACGCATTGCAGTCTTCTGTTTGCGGCATTCAGGCAGCAATCCAAGATGTAGGCGGCAAGGTTGGTTTCAGCGCAGAGCGAGTAATCAACGCAGCGAACCTCGGAAACCTCAACATTATCCAGCAGTTGAAGGACTGTTGCTGCACCACCCAGCAGAACATCAACCGTATGGGCTACGAGAACCAGCTGGGGCAGAAGGACATCATCAACGCAATGCAGCAGGGGTTCTGCTACACCAATACTGGGCTGGAGCGAGGTTTCAGTAACCTCGGCAACCTTATCCAGTCGGTCGTTTGCGACTTGAAGACCTCGGGCAAGGAGAATACTCAGCGCATCGTTGATGTTCTGAACAACCACTGGGAGCAAGACCTTCGCATCCAGCTGGAGGACAGCAAGCGCAGAGAACAGACTGGTTTCATTATCCAGCAGCTGAAGACCACCACGACCACCACTGGAGCGTAGACGGTTAAACAAAATCTATCAAGGGGCAACTCGCTGTGTTATCGGTGAGACCCCTTTTTGTCTATTTATCGAATTATCTAAAAAGAGCGCATTATGGAATTTAAGAATATACAGAGAAATCACCCGGTCTATCTGCTAGACAAGCAGACGGTGGAAGTTAAGGAAGGCAAGGTCGTAGACAACCAGCCGCACATCAACACTGGCATCGCAACCATTTCCAGCAGCGGACAGCCCATGCGAGACGTAACAATCGAGGTGGATGGAAAGCAGACCATCTACACCATACCCGAACACCTCGGAGTTACCTTTGCAGGCGAAACCGTACTGGCAACCGATAAGGCAGACCTTCTGCCCGAAGTCGGGAAATTGGTAAATGAAGCTGATGAGATAATCAAGGCATACGAGCCAAGCAAGGAGCGAAAAGCCAAGGGCGAAGAACTTCTTGCAGCTTTGAACCCGGCAATCAAGGAAAAGCAGGAAACAGAAAAGCGTTTCAAGGCACTTGAGGGCGATATAAGCGGCATTCGTGGCATGGTTAAACAGTTACTCGACAAACTAGGATAGGAGGGCGCACAATGAAGAAAATAATCGTTATGCGCCATTCTTGCGACAGCGAGGAAGAGCGACACCAGCATCAAGACCACGACATCATCCACAGCTTGCCATACGAGAAGGCAGCAAAGGCACTCATGGGAGCCAGTGGGTACGTGGCATACGTTTCCAAGCACGGCTACCACTTCACGAAGCAGCTGGCAATCAAGGCAAGCGAGCAGATGAAGAACGTAGACGGAACGAGCCACCGATGGACGGTAGACGAAATCCGTTTGGCAACAAACAACGAGATAATCTCAAAGGGCACGACCCTCGGGGATATTCTCTATTTGGCAAATATGGCTTATGCGGACTTCTACCCGAAGGTAATCAAAACCGAGAGCGACTGCGTACAGTATGCTATTGCCGTAGCCAGTGATCCGGACGGATACGAGGGTATGGCATTCTGCAGGTGGACGGCAGACATCATCGGGAAGGGCGTTACCATCGACTGGGAGAAATTGGAATAACCAAAAAAATAAATTGATATGAGCGAAGTATTTCACGATTTTCAGGTGCACCACCTTTATTTGTGCGCCCTAGTAATTTTTATCTGTTTCGCTACAATTCTGATAGCGATGACAATTGACCTGGTAGCAGGCATACAGAAGGCGAAGGAACTGCATGTTGCAACAACTTCAACCGAATTGAAGAAAACATGCGACAAGGCGAAGAAGTATTTTCCGACATTCGGTATTGCTTCGCTTATGGACGTGGCTACGTGTATTATCTCTCCATTCCCTCTGTTCGCCATTGCCTGGACGGTGTATCTGCTTCTGTGCGAATTTAAGAGCATCCGGGAGAAGGCATACGAGAAGGCTGAGATACGCAAGCAAGACCGCACGATGCAGGTGATCCTCGAGAACAAGGACGAAATTGCGAAGGCGGTTGTCGAGATAATGAAGGAAGGGCGAAAGAAAGGAGGAGATAATGAGGATAACTAGAGCGCAGCTTTTAAAGGTAATGCCGAATGCAGGCAGCAGGGCAGACACCTATCTTCCAATCATCAACGGATGGGCAGAGCATTTCCACATCAATACGAAACTTCGCATGGCTCATTATCTTGCGCAAATAGCGCACGAATCCGGTGAGCTCAGATACACCAAAGAACTGGCAAGCGGCAGAGCCTACGAGGGCAGGAAAGACCTCGGCAACACTCAGCAGGGCGATGGCGTGAAGTATAAGGGCAGAGGTCTTATTCAGATTACCGGGCGAGCCAACTACCGGGAGTATGGCAATTATTGCGGCTTCGATGTTGTGGACAGTCCCGAACTTCTGGAGCGTCCTCTTGGAGCAGCGAAATCCTCGATGTGGGTGTTCGACACTTTCGGCTGCAATGAGCTGGCAGACCAAGACAACTTGAAGGCTATCCGCAGGAAGATAAACGGAGGGTACAATGGACTGGCAGCCTGCGAGAAGTATTTGAAGCGAGCCAAGGAAGCCCTAGAAATCAAGGTGCTTGCGTAATAAACATATCAATCTAACGTTCATAAAGTATGGAAAATTCAAGAAAAGGGCGAAATTTGCGTTCTGTGGCGTTATTTCTCGCCATGCTTATAATTACCCCACTTTTGATTTTTGGCTGTTCCTGCGCCAAAACAGCGCAAAATAACACAGTTTATCACGACAGCGAACACACCAGCGTAAGACGTGACAGCGTGAACCAGCGACAGATCCACTGGCAGGACACCCGGCAGCACGACAGCGTATTCAAGCAGGACAGTGTGCTTGTCTATATCAAGGGCGACACCGTAATCAAGGAGCGGTGGCACAATCTTACGACCACCAGATGGAAGACATCGACCAAGACGGACACCATCGTAGGCGATACCTATGTTTTCGTGACTGACACCGTAAAGGTCAAGTATTACGTGAACCGATACAAGACCAAGGAGGTAGAGAAACCAGCGAGCACATGGCATAAGATAAGATTATTCGCTGGCGATTGCGTATTGCTATTCATGGCAATCTTTGCGGCTTGCTGGATAAAGGAGCGCATCAAGAAGAGGGGTCAATAGGTTCAATCATAATATCAAATCTTTTTAAGGGCAGGAAGCGCAGGAGAGCGTTTTTCTGCCCATTTTTGTGCGAAGAACACTTTTCATTGAGAGAAAAGGGGTAGGGGATATGAGAGTTAGATAATATTCATTCTAGCTAATGCGTGCAGGTTATTATTATATAGAGCGTGGAAAACTACCCTAGAACTACCCTGACTACCCGAAAACGACCGAAAATAGCCATGCTTACGACATAAACAGTCAATAAAAGTTAAAATATTAATATCTTTCGGGAAAAGTTTTGGTGGAACCGAAAAATATTAATATCTTTGCATCGTGTTTAAGAGATAAGCACTTTGAAGCATTCAGTAACTAAGCCCTAGGCAGCACGGTTAAGCCAAAGAAAATGAAAAAGTCAAATTCAAACATTTTAGAGTTCACTACAAAGTTCATCAACTCTAACTTCCGTATCAAGGTCTTCGGACGCACAGAGGATGGCAAGAAGATAAACACACTCGTAGGAGTAAGCGGAATCTTGAAGCTCATCGGTGCAGAACTCTTCAACAAGTTCATCAAGCGAGCATTGAAGGCAGGTATGGACGCTTGCCGCTGCGCACTCAGAAGAGGATTGGTTGTAACATTGTACGCAAAGTAAGAAAGGAGAGATGAGTTATGGAAATAGCAATCAACGGAATGAAGGCGGTAGGCTACTTCAAGGATGAGGATAAATTCATCAAGCGTGGCGAGTACAAGGAGACCGAACTAGACAAGCGCAAGCGTGAAGTGGACTTCTTGATATTAGGTGTTGGCAACCGTTGGGAGATACGTTTCAACCACCCAGTGAGCCTAAAGGAGAACAGAAGCATCAAGAAGGGCGAGTGTTCTGATAATGTTTACTTCGTTACATCTAACGCTTTGGAGAAGCTAAAGAAACAATACTCTTACGAGTGTGATTTTTAATAACCAGCTGGGGAGCAATCCCCAGCGCAAAGAAACAAGATATGGAAATTTTAGAAACTATGACATTTACCAAGGCGGTTGATGGTTCAACTAAGGTTTTGGGTACTTATTTATATGTTGAAGGTAGTCAGATGCTTAGAGATAGAAAGAGGTATCTTATAAAGAGAGGATACTTGTATGATAAAGCAACCAAGAGATACGAAAAGCATTTTAAGGGCGGCAATATAACTACTATTACGTTCACGAAAAAATAATGAAGATATGTTAGCACTTCTAAGAGCGGAAGACCGCAAGAGAAATGTTGTAGGGATAAAAGAAATTGATTTCGACAACAAAAAACAAAGAATGATGCAAGCAAAGGTGTTCGGGCGCAACGTAGGGGCATTTAAAGTTTACATTAGCTGGGCGACTGGCATGGAGATATATACCCCTTCCGAACATTGCTTTGAGAGAATAAACAGATAACAATTTCAACAGAATTATTAACCAGCAGGGTGCAAGCCCTGCACAATTTATCAAGATATGAAGGAATACGACAAGATGCCGGCACAAGCAGTGGTCGAGGTAACGACCAGCTGGGGGAGAACCTGCCTGCGAGAGATTGGGCGAGACCTAAAGGAAGGCACGGTGCTCGATGGCTATTATTATCCGGTAAGCAAGGCTTTCGACTTTAATTGGAAGGGAGAGGGCGCAATGCTGTGGATCGGGGACAATGGAAGGCTTGTCAGTCTTGGAGAAGGGCAAAAGCATAAATACATGATGCTTGGTCGTATGCTATCCGATTGCAAGTACTTCCTTCGCAACCCATACGAGCGACACCTCTATTTCCAGAGCATCGCCCGGCATTGCAAGGAAATGCGCCAGTACTGGCTGGAGTTGAATATCAAGCCGGAGTGGTTATCTTATAAGCAGATTGGCAGGCTGGAGCACAAGATGAACAGAATGAAAACGAAGTTGGACAGACAATTAAAAAAAGACAGAAGACA